GTGTTTTATTTTTTGAACGATATTGTTTTTGAAAAACAGATACACAAGCCTTGCATTCATTTCTAAAACCAACACATTTTTTATATTTTCTTTTTGGAAAACAATCTGTTGATTTATCTAAATGACATACAATGCAGGTCTTATTCTGTGTCAATCTTCAATCCATGTTCTTTAATAATAGCTTCAATTTCAGACGATGGTCGTTTACTTTCTGTTTCCCATTTCTTTAAAATCGAATCAACCACTTTCTTTTGTGCAGGTACAATTTTATTGACTTTTTTAGCCCAAGAATCTTTTTGATGTTTTCTAATTCCAGCCAAATTATCCACTACCTTACGAATATCAACAACTGATGGTTTTTGTCCTTTAGAAACCAACGATTGAAGTTCGTTGATATGGTTGTCTAGTTCAGAACCACCACCAGCTTCTTCCCCACCAGCTTCATCGGGAGCACCCATGCCCATTTGTGCATCGTCACCACCCTCTTCTGCACCTGGAGGCATACCACCAGCTGCACCTTGTGCCATTGGGTCACCACCAGCCATTGGGTCTTGTCCAGGAGCACCGGGTTGTCCAGGTTGCCCACCACCCATCATTGCAGCTTGTTGTTGCTGCATCTGAGCCATTTGTTGCATTTGCGCTTGTTGAGTTCCATCTTTCATGCCACGTTCATAGCCTAAACGCCATGCGACGTCGGTAGCTTCTTTAAGCTTTCCACGAATTTCTTGGTACTTCATTTTCCAGTCTGCAGCCATTTTAAACTCCTATTATCCTAATTCTTCTTCAGTTAAATAATCATCCAAGTACATTTTTAAAATGTCTAAAGAATCGTCTCTAGACGCAAAGAAAGCTGCAGCAGCCTCTGGATTTGCATTAGAAAGTACTTCTAACCATTGGAAGAAAAATTGATCACGTTTATATTTTAACATTGGATCAACAATTGCAGCGGGTGAATCCGCAAAGAAACCTACGATGTCATTGACGCTTGAGTAAGCATCTAAAGCTTGTCGATAGTGCTCATTGAATGGGATATTTCCCATCATGTGCTGTCCAACTTGTTCTTTATCTACCTCTTCCATTACCTCATCATAAGCGTAATGAATAGGCATATCTCTTAATAGACGATTTGACTCTTGTTCTTTTGTTTCTGCGTCAAAACCAGCCAATACGATATTGCAAAGTTGTGAAAGCTCAGAATCAATAAGAGGGAATAATTTCTCATTCAAGAAATCTTGAATTTTAAGTAACAATGGACGGATACCAGTATCGCGAGCAGCGATTAACTTAAATTCGTTATTAGCTTCTGATAAACCTTGTTGGTTTGTACCTTTTGACAAGTGTGAAAAACCAGGTAATTCATCAGGAGACATGTTGAATGCTGATAAAATATTGCGAGTCGTTTGATCAAATAAGAATTCAAACTCACCATCTTTTTTATTAGGTGTTGTTTGCATCCATTCAACAGTATCACCCTTAGCAACACCAAAAATAGGGGTTCTAAAAGAATTACTTACATTGTTGATAGAAGCATTGAATTGTTGCTTAATGTCCTCAACCGCTGCTTGATCAATGTCATCAGAACTGATAACAAGCATACCCTTGGCAGCGCGACCATTTTGGAAGTATAATTTATTGTAGATCTCAATCGACATATGTGTTGTCACAGATGTCATTGCAGTATCTAGTGGAGTAACTGGATAGCCATTGTGTTCAACGTCAGATGAAGGATAAAGATTGTAAACAATCATTTCCTTAGAAGTGAACGCTTGTTTTGGCATACCATTGATAGCTTGAATCCATGCATATTCGTCTTTTTCTAACATTGACTGATCGATTTCAACACCAGTCAAATACTGCAATGCTTTTAATGAACTTCTGCGTACAGATTCTGCAGCCTCACCTTTCTTAACAGAGTGAAAAATAGTTCCAGCGTCGACTGGACGGAATCTATGGAATTCGTCGTCATTGTCACCTTTGTAGATGATTTCAGTAGCAAACCAACCAAAAGCCAAACCATTTCTAGTTTGCAAATCCAAAAATTCTGGAAGGGTCATTTTATCTTCTTCATCTAAGCCGTCTGTTCGACCGCAATTGATAAGAAGTTTAACGAAACGGTCAATTCTCTCTTGAATTTTAACCATTTGTTCTGGTTCGATATGATCTTTAAATTCTGGTTTGATATCCACTTCAATACCGACGTCAAATCGATCTTTGCGGATATGACCCATCATTGATAGTGTATTACCACGAGCGCGAAGGATACCGGCGATTAAGAAATTTTGAGTACGAATGTTTTTAATAACGTTTGGAGGTAATAAGCCTCGACGTAATTTGTACAACCCTGCATAGTTATCATGAAGTGTTGGGTCTTCAGCAAAAGCTAAACGTGGGATTTTACCTTTTTTGCCTACTGCACCAGTTGCATGGCGCAATAGGGATTTCATCATGTCAGAATTAATATCACCCCGACTTGCATTCATAACCATAGCTTGATTAAATTGATCTTGCTGTTCTTGTGCGGAGCCAGCAGCTTCCATGATAATCTTCTTTTTATCTTCACTCATAGATTATCCTATTCCGCCGTCACGTAAAAAATATTGGCAGTTTCCATTGACAAGTTTGTAATTTCCAAGCTCTTCATTGAAGAACTTGACATAAACATTCCAGGAGCATTTGAACTACCTGCTTGCATTGGTTCGATTGTATTGGGAGTTGCAGAGTTGTTAATCTTAACTTCTAATTTTTTATTCGATTCGATATAAACAAATTGCTTTGCATCTCGATATACCATTAATGCTGCAGGGTTGTTTGAAACAGCCGACTCTACCGGCAAGGCATCGCTGCTATAAAATTCAATATAATCAGGAGAAACATCGGTAATTTCATAAGTACCAAAACTGACGGAGCTAAACCCAGCTACCAAGTCAACCTTGTCGCCTACCTGAACACCAGCTGCGCTAAAAATACTTAATTGATCAGCAAAACCAACACCTAATGTAATAGGTCCTTCAGCTTGTCCAGAATTATTTTCAATTGTAACACTCGTAGCTGTTCGAGAAAGAATTTTGTATTTTCCACGATTTACTGGGCTAAACAAACTACCTAATCTAATTTCATCTCCAACAATGACACCACCAACAATAAGATTTAGGGCTGTTCCACCAGTCGAAGCAATTGTCAATAAACTGGCATTCTTAGTAATTGTAATTTCAGTTGTGGCGTCGGCAGAGCTTCCCCTTGCTGTTCTAAAAGCCGGTGAAGTACCTGCATTTTTAGAAATTTTATAAGTATTGCTTGTACCGGCTTTTAAAGCAATATCCCATGTGGTAGTGTTGTCAGAAGCGTTTGACACAGTACCTGAAAATAAGGTCATGCTTTGACCTGCAGGTAACGATAAAGACTGAGAAGTTGGCTCAGAAATATCAATACCTTGTTGATCCCTATTCCACTTAAAATTGTTGCGAGACGGGTTATTAGTAGGATTTGAGTCCTCATATGCGTTAACGTGAATTAAAAGGTTCAACTTAGACATTTTTTCTCCAAAATCTATGAGCTTTTATATAAAGATTGTATTTTTTGCGAATTTTTAGACCTAAATGGCTGTTTTTGCGCAAAAAAATGAAAATCAACCCCAATATATACGCCCTTTTCGCCTAACATTGGCTGCTGGGTTCGCACCTTGCGTAAGCTCTTGAATTTTATTCTTCATGATATTGTTGTTTACTTGTGTTACGATTTCCTTATTCTTTTCAATAGTTTGTACTGGTTTCATGTCTTTTGGATTACCAGTTGAGGTATGGATGACTTTTTTGCCCTTAATAAACATATTTTGAGCTGGGTATCTAATGGCATCCATAACATCGGCAACGCCATCCTTATCATGGTATGGCTTACCCTCAATGATTTCACCCTTGCCGTCTAATTGCCATTTATACTCACCAAAAGAGTCGATTACAATTTTATTGTTTGGGGTGTCAACAACAAAAAAACGACGAACATTCATAGAATCAACAATTTTACCCTGTAGACCAGTAATGCCATCTTCGACCACTTTGTCAAAAGAAGGACACTTCATTCCAGCCTTACGCTTTAAAGTCTTTAAATAAGCAGGGTAGTTTTGGTCGACAAACCAACGGTCGACATTCCATGTATTTTGCAGCTCACTGCCATATTTCACAATATCGTCAAGTTCCAAATGTTGTTGGATAAAGGTATCTAACAGCCAAGCTTCACCACCAGGCATTAAAGCAATAACAACCAAAACCGTGTAATCCGTATATCCCCAGTCACCACCACCAATAATCGTAACACCAAGGGATTTTAAATGGTCTTTTAGGTATTCAAAACTATCAATATTGACATCTTCACCTAAAAGTCTTTGAATTGCTTCTTTGACACTTAAGACGTTCTTTTGATTATCAAAGCGTGGATACACCAAGCCACTAGATGAAGGTTTATTACACAAAAGCTGTGCTTCACCCATATCTGCAGGTACTTGTTTAAAGTTATTTCTAACCGCAGCTACCTTTTTATAAAGCCCACCAACATCGTCACCCGGTCTATCAACCAAATAATTATGCATAACTGGAAGCATTGGGTGTAGAGCAATTCCAGCATAAGCTTCAAATCTTTCATAATCGTTCTTTTTTTCATCCTGAAGCTTATTCCAGTCCTCAGGAGAAAGATTTTCCATTGGAAGTTGACGCGAAAGGTAGCGAACAACCTTCGGCTCATCAGCCCTAGCCTCTTCCCTGGTAATTCTTTCT